CTTCTATTCTGTCTTTAGCTTCGTTATCCATACCTTTTAGCTTAAGGCTTATTTCAAACTCGTGATCCATTAACTGTCTCTTTACTAAAGCTTCTTGCTTTAAATAATCAATCCTTAACTTGTTTTTTGTTTCTTCTAGTTGAGCTTCTATACTAGCTCTAGCTTGGTCTTTCTGAGTTTCAGCTTGAGCCGCTGCTTGTTGGGCTTGTTGATTTGCTTGTGACTGAGCTTGTATATTTTGCTGTTGCATTAGTTGATCTCTATCCGCTTTCTTTTTACGTTTTATTTTTAAAAGCTGATTAGCTAGTTTTATATTTCTAATATCTCTAAGATCTATAGCGTCGTCTAAATCTATAAGCTTTTGAGCTAAAGCTATTTGTATATTGTTTTCTAGCATTTGCTTTTCTTCATCATCGGGCATTAGCTCTATAAATATACCGAAATCGTACAAGTGTAATTCTTTTATCTCTTCTAGCGTTGCCACGTTGTGAGCTCCTATTGACTGTACGAAGGCTTCTTTAGTTGGTGAGTATTCTAGTATATCTGATATTCTTAACGATAGTGCCTCCGCGGTTTCAGCTGTCAAAAGAAGTGCAGACTGAAGTATATGCCTTGTAGCGGTGTTTGAGTTTGCAGCAGCTATTTTTTGTATACCAACTAAAGCGTTCTTGTCAGGAGTTGAAGCATCTCTAGCCTCGTTAAGACCCGTAACATCTCTTATCATCTGTAGATAATAGTTGTAAGTCTGTATTAAGGTTTGCATCTTATTACTACCAGAGCCATTTTGTATTTGTTGTATTGGTACTTTACCTGGGTTCTGATCTCCATCGGCAGTTAAAGATCTACCAATAACAGAACCTGTCTGGAAGAACATGTTAAGAGCTTCTTGAGGTGAGTAGTTAGTACCATTACCAAGATCTATCTCAGCTAAACCATCTGCATCCATGTAAACCCCATCCGGAACCATACGTGCCATTACTTGCTGCAACTTCAAGTGCGTAAGTTGAATCATATCAGCAAAACCAGTTATTCTACTTACTATAGACTCTATCCTGCCATTATACATCCTAGGCGCAACAATAGTGTAGTTCATCTTAACTTTTTCAAAGTTAGATTTACTTCTCATCATATTAGAAGCCATTTCCCATTTTAGCAACTTACTAGTACCTAGTATTAACACACCTTCGTATACGCATTCTATCACTCTTTCTAGTTTAGAAAAGTCACCTCCCATGTCTGTAGGAGGATTAAAGGTGTCGTCTTTTTTTATAACTTTTTCAGCTCCACTACCCGTGCTTTTTAACTTGTAAGTATTATTCTTATGAGTCTTATAGTTGAAATATAATACATCAACTTTATTACGGTCTTTACCATTATCGTTGTAACTACTACCTTGATAGCTCTTCATAGAGCTTCTAGGCCCTTTTACTATTTCTTCTATCTCTTGCTCTGTTAATTCTGGGAATTGTTTTACAAGTTCATTTATTGGTACTTCTTTAACTTCTCCAACATAATATATATCTTCAAAGTAAGGAGAATCTGTGTAAGAGTAAACTAAACTAGCAGGATCAACATATTCAACCTTAGCTCCTTCACTAAAGTTGAAGGTTGTCTTGTTTGCACCTATACCTATAGTAGTTAGATCATATAGAGTTCTACGTTTGATAAGGTCGTACTTACTACCTTCCATTAAAACATTTATAGCTTGCTCTTCAGCGAGCTCAACCGCTTGCTTATAGCTAAGTTGCATATGCAGAGCTAATTCTTCTTCTGTATCTGGTATTTTACTTTTTTCGTTCTCGTATAGATCAACCCCGAAAGTTTTATTCGCAGCTTCATTAAACTCCTTAGATCTTATGTCTCTAAGCATCGACTCCATGTACTCGGTTCTTTTATTGGTACCGTTAACATCTTGAGAGAAAGCTTTAACCTCGTAAGCTCTTTGAGCCATGCCATTTACAACTATGTCTACAAACTTAGGTACTATAGGTACTGGTTTCCAGTCTAGGTTCAAGTAACTCAAGTCACCATTTATAGACAACTCGTTCTTATACTTCTCTACAGGTTGTTCGCCTCTAGCGTAAAGTCTAAGCTTATGAAAGTCGTTAAAATTGTTAGTGTATTTAGATGTGCTACCTGAGAACCATTCGTACTCAATAGCTCTAGCAACTTTTAATCCATACTCATCTGTCATCTTCTCTAAATCGCTAACAGCTTGAGAAGGAAAATTTGTTATCGCAGACCCTGCCATAATTTATCTTTTAATTATTGTTGAATTAAATCCGGTATTTTTGTACTTAGATATTGAGATACCAAGTGGCTGTCTTTTAGTCTCTGGGTTTGGTCTATACATGTGTCTATTACAAGCCATGATTGCTAAACCAGAACTTATAGAGGCATCAAACTTTGTTCTTTTATTTATATCAAACTTGCTCCAGTCGTTAAGAGTATCGTTAAGATACATAGTACCATAGGTACCGTCTTGAAGCAAACCAACATGATCGTTTATGTACATTTCAATAGCGGCTGCATGAGCTTGTTTTATGTCTTCGCTTGAGTTAGGTATACCACCAACTTCTTTTTCTGCTACTGAAAGTTTATTCCATATCTTATCCGGGCGATTCATACTAAAACCTCTGTAGCCTCTTCTACGTAAATAGTACAATAGACGAGGTTTATTGTTCTCTGCGAGTATTGGCATCCCGTAAAATACTAGTGCCATTAGAACGTCTTCAAAGAATATCTCAGCGGTTTGAGGTCTAGCTAAATACTCTAAGAAAAAAGTATTTGCTGGGGCGCTTTCCATACTGAACTTAGTAAGTCCGTGTAAAGCTCCTTTAGATCCTTTACCATCCACTGTTCCTGATATATCGTAGCTATCGCAGCCGAATGCTCCCATGTGTTCGTTACCTGGGTATTTAACACCGTTCTTAAGTATTACGTTGTTCTGCATACCACCGCTCGGTACCCAGCTAACTTTAAATCTACCTGCGGGGTTTGGTGTGAAAAAAACTCTAGTGTCTTTTACTCCGTTTTCCCATTGGAAATTACCAGTAGTTACAACTGAAGAGTTTTTATTTCCTTCGTTATAATCTACTTGTTCGTATATTTTTACTAAGTTGAATAAAGAGTTTTTTGTTTCATCTCTAAAAGCATGCTCTTCAGATCTTGGAAATTGTCTGTAAAATTCGTTTAAAGCATCTTGATCTTCTTTTAAACCGTCAACTTCGTTTTCCCAGTAGTTTACAACGCCTATGTCTATTAGTTCGCCATGGGGTCCGAATACGTCCCCAGTCGGGTTATCAAATACTGGAATTCCGAACTGGTCAATAAATCCTTCATAGTTCCACTCCATTGGGATAAACAAAGAATATAAACCAGACTTAGTCTGACCGTTTCTATTTCTTTTTGTAACATCTGAGTCTCCATAAAGTCTTTTAAAATTATCACCACCTTTGTCTAAAGCATTGGAGGTTGAACCCATCATACACTTACCTACTATTCTACCACCTAACCTTAAACAGGTTTTAGTTACTCTCCAGTTGTTCAGTATATTATCTGGCCTCTCCCATTTACCACTTTCATCGTGTACTAGTAACGCTAGCTTTTCACCATCATAAGAATTGTCACCCGTGTTCTTCCAGTCAATAGTAGTATCAAGACCTTCCATATCGTCTTGCTCTTCATTTACACCCATCTTTCTACGCGTAAACTTCTTAGCGGGTATTCTATAGGCTAGTTCAGACTTAGGCCTATCCATACCGTCTTGTATTGGTTTAAAAAAGAATGGATAATTTAAGCTTATTGGAACTATTTTATCAGTAAACATTTTCTTAGCGTCACCACCACTCTTTGATAAGACTCCAAATCTACTATCACCTGCTAGTGTAGCTAAGTTAACGGTTTCAGCTGAGCTCATAAAAGAAAAACCTGAACGTCTGTTCTTTAAATAACACATGCCGTAGCAGCGTTGATCTGCCTTGCAAGCTTCCCAAAACAAAAAGAAAAGCCTGTTAGCTTCTCTAAAGTCGGGCGCACCAACGTCGATCTTGCTCCATTGAAGGTACATGTAATAACTACCAGTAATGTAAGTCGGTTTACCATTATTCATAAACCAAAAACCATTATCTCTTCTATTAAACTCCTGGTCTATATATGAGTAATGGAATTCTTTAAACTCTTTAGGGTAAGTGTCCCAGTCAAATCTAGTTTTGATCTTATTGAAAGCTTCGTTAGATTCAAATCTACGCCATCTTTGTTGAGACTTAGTTTTAGATGCAGAAAAAACATCTTTAGGAACCTTAGGTAGAGCTATTTTTAGCCCTTGTATTTCTAATATTTCACCTATTTGCCCTGTTTTTGATATGACTACAATGTCACTATCTCTATCATACCCGTACTTCCACTTCTTACCTTTGTTAAGCCTACTTATAGTAGTTAGCTTAATGGGTTCTATCGTCTTGTATAATGATTGCTCGTACATTACTTACTCCTCCCTTCTGCGAACCCTTGGAACTTAGGTTTGTTTACTTGGTTTTTAGATTGTTCTATTTGATCTAAAGTATTTTCTTCTTCTTGTATTCTATTAAGAATTTCGAACGCATCAAATATCGCGAGTTTCTTCGTTGCTGCAGCGTTCTTAAGCCTATCAGCTGTGATGTCATCACCACTATCAACAATAGCTTCTTTAGCAACCTTAATGAGTTCTTCAACAGCTTTATGCCCAGCTTGGATTATACTCTTCTTCGTTTCCTTTATATTCATATTTAATTGTAATAAAATTGTTCATCACCCTATATAGCCTTTCACCATCTACAACGAACTCATACTCGCTACTAGGTCTAAAGCCAATTAATTGATTAGGTGAAAAAGTCCCATCTGAGTATTTCACAACACCAACTAGAGGTCTCTCTTTGTCTTGACTAAAAGAATCTATAGACTTTAAGGGTTTTACGAAAGTGAAGCCTGGCATTGCTAGCCAAGCTTCATTTCTTTTGTGCATAAATATCTGATCTTTAGATACAAGATATTCATTTTCATTTAAGAACCCTCTACAGTTTTTTTCTTTACCTTTAATGTTATTCCAACGTCTAAATATGTTATGATGAACTAATACCTCATCACCTACACTTAAGTTATTAGGGTTATGAAGAGGCACACTGTTTATTATACCTTTACGATTAACGTATTGGTGATTGAATATTTCAGTGTTTAGTATAAGATTACCACCATCTACTTCGACAGAATTACTGTACCTATCCCCATTAGGTCTAACTACAAAGTCATATATAGGTTTCATTAGTAATTTAAGTTATATTCAACCGATATAGCCATGTTTTTATTAAAGTCTTTCCAAGGTATAACTACATCTTTTTTCCTAATATATATTGAGTACTTGTATTCACCTTCTAATATATCACATATAGTATGACCACCATAAACCTCTTGCCCTACTGAGTAGTGCATAGAATCGTTCTTGTAGTCTTTACCTATAGTGATCTTTCTAATTATGTGATTGTTCATCTTTAGCATAGTTTATAATACCATTTTGAAGATTAACATCAAAGGTACCGTATTCTTCGGTCAGTTCGTTTTGTAGCTTAACTATAACATCTTGCAATGAGGCGTGCTCATGTAATAGAATGTGCTTACGCGCTTCTATCTTACCGATTTCAAACTGTGCAGAGTTAGTGTTACTGACAGCTTGTTGCAGTCTTAACAATTGCTCTTCAGATACTTTTTCTGCCTTAGGCTTTAAGTCTATTACTTTTTCTTTTTTACTCATTTTGATTTAATTTAATTGTTACTTTTTTGTTTTTTCTAATGATCTACCACCGAAGTAAGCACCGATCACTGTTATTAATACTAATTGTAATAAATCAGTCCATTTTGGTTCTACGTTAAAAGATATAGCACCAGCATCAATAAATATCATTAATACTGTTGATACAACTAAAAAAATTAAAACTAATGGTCTAACATTTTTTGATAACCAAGAGTCAGATTTCATATCAGCCTCCCACCTATTTGAAACTTGCTTTTGTAATTCTAGCTCGTGGTTTGATATTAACTCTTTAATTTTATATTGTGCAGCTAGCTTTTCTTCTTTAGAAGTAGTGAGGTCGTCTAAGACCCCACCTACATCTTTAATAAGCTTACCTGCTCCAGAAGAAAGTACTTTCTGCAGTAGTCCCATTTATTTATTTTTAGACTTACCTTTCATTAACTTCATAGCAGCAGGCTTAAGCATCTTTGCTGGAGAATCCAATATTTTGTCTTTTAATTCTTTTGGTAAGTTAGCTTGTTTGCCAGTCAGTGCTTTTTTAGCTGGAGATTTTTTCATCATCTTAGCTGGTGACTTCTTAGCCATCTTAGCAGGAGATTTTTTAGCCATTTTGGCTGGAGATTTTTTCATCATGATTGTTTTGATTTGATGTGTTTATACATTGACTTACCTATTAGCTCACCAAACTTACTATCGCTAAAGTAGTGCGCATGAGCTACTCTTCTACTATAAGATATTTTTTTAGCTAACTTCTTAAACTCGTCTCTTTTACTAGGATAATAATCACTTAAAACTAGAGAAATTAAAAAAGCTTGAGCTGAATGACCTGACGGATAAGATTTAGTCTTCATAGAATCCATCTCTATATCCTGCATAGATATATTTATTTTACCAGCAACCTCTTTGGGTCTTGGTCTGTTGAAGTGGTTTTTTAAGTCTAGTATTATTGGAGCTGACTCCTGTATTAGCTCAGATGCCACAGTCTCATCATAATCTTTTATGTTTTTTCTTTTAGCTAAATCTTTAAACGCTCGTTCTATGTCGTCGTACTTTTTAACAAAATCTTTATTTAGAGGTATTTTATTTAAAGCTTTAACTTCGAGCATAGCATCAAAGGAGTTGTTACTAGGAGGTTTTATATTTTTAAACTCTGAATAAT